ATATTGGCCAAGATATTTCTATGTTCTATTTAGCTTTCTTTACTGACAGGATCTACGTAAGTAATCATATCAGGTTCAGCATGATCTTTTATAACTTCCATTACTGATAAGAATTGGTCTCCGCTTTCACATTTAACAAATCTAGTTTCACCCTCATTACTAATCAAAGTAATTCTCCTTTTGCATACATCAACTATAATGTCTTGTACGGTTTCCTCAGTATTCATTAAAATACTCCATTTTTGTCATCATACTATATTAAGTACGATATGTCAAGAAGGTGGTGTTGGCCAAGTAGGATTCTGAGGAGAACTTAATGTAGCAGGGAAATCTCTTAATTGTTGCCTGTAAGTTGCCCACTCGGTCTTTTTATCTGATGATAATGGAGAATCTGCTATAGCTTGAGTCCAATCACTATCTAATAGTTTTTGATCTCTTACTTTTCTTAAACCAACCCAATTATCGGCTAGTTCTGCAGGAAGATTTCCATTATAGAATCCAGATGCCGTAGTGTATGTCCATCCAGCTTGCACTAGACATTCATTTTTACTTCCTCTATATGTACTACCAATTCCAACTTCAAGCCAATCATGTAAAGGTGGTGGGTTTTTAGTTGTATCTGCATAACCAGTCCAAGTAGTTGTCACTAAATTTGTAGAAGGATCAATATAAGCATAGTCTATAAATTCAGTTCCTATACCTACTCTTTGATCTTCTAGAAATTCAGTAGTCTTTTTTTCAATCTCAGAATTAGCCATATTGACCATTCCAGTGATACCACCTAATTTTGCAAGTAAATCGTCAGAAATAAAACTCATGTTGGATTACCTTTAGAGAACGAGAATATTATTATAGCACCTGAATTACCACCTTGGGCAGTACCAGTACTTCCTGCAACACCACCTCTACCACCACTACCAGGACTGAACTGCAAAGCACCCCAATAAGAACTACCGCATCGTCCAGATGCACCGTAAGCACCAGCTCCACCTTCTTCACCCATTGTAGAGATGTCACCATAACAAGCAGCACCTCCACCACCTGCAACTAAGTTACCACTATTACCACCAGTACCACCATTAGCATTATAAGCAACTGATGCAGTTCCATTAGCACCAACAAATTCTGCTATACCACCAAAGTTTCCATTACCACCACCAGTTCCAGCAGATCCACCATTACCAATAAAGACTCTACATCTACCTTGTACTCCATAATAACTCTGACTCATTTGAGCATAGCTATATTCACGAAGTGCAGTACCGCCACCGCCGCCACCGCCGCCAGCACCAGAGGAACTACCATCTCCTCCTCCACCACCAGGACCAGTAATTAGAACAACCCATCTATTATAAGTGCTAACATTTGCATCATGGTAAGTATTGGTAGAACCAGTATATGTGGCACAATCCATTCCTTGAGTAGAGGATGAACTTGATGCTCCACCCTTCTGTCCTTTAGGTCCTTTCTGTCCTTTTTGTCCTTTTATACTACTACCAGATCCACCCTTCTGACCTTTATTTCCTTTAGTGGAATTATCTTGACCAGGTTCTCCTTTATTTCCTTTAGTGGAGTTGTCTTGACCTGGCTCTCCTTTACTTCCTTTAGTGGAGTTGTCTTGACCTGGTGCACCTTTTTGTCCTTTAGTGGAATTATCTTGACCAGGTTCACCTTTTTGCCCTTTAACATCACTAGGTTCACCCTTCTGTCCTTTATCACCCTCTCCTTTTTGACCCTTTACAGATTCACCTTTCTGTCCTTTTTCATCATTAGGTTCACCCTTCTGTCCTTTTACAGATTCACCTTTCTGACCCTTTTCCTCTGAAGGTTCACCTTTTTGCCCTTTAACATCACTAGGTTCACCCTTATCACCTTTTACAGATTCACCTTTTTGCCCTTTAACCTGACTAGGTTCACCCTTATCACCCTTGGTAGAGTTATCCTCACCTTTCTGTCCTTTATCACCCCCTTCACCTTTCTGTCCTTTATATTCACCCTTCTGACCCTTATTACCTTTTTCACCCTTATTACCCTTCTCATCTATAGCACCTTTTTGTCCTTTCTGACCCTTTTCTCCTACCTCACCTTTTTGTCCTTTCTGTGCTACTTCACCCTTCTGTCCTTTTACAGATTCACCTTTCTGTCCTTTATCACCACCTTTACCAGTTAATCCTATTGAACCTTTTTCACCCTTTTGACCTTTTTGCCCTTCTTCTCCTTTCTGTCCTTTTGGTCCGAAATCACTAATTTCAATAGTTCCTTTCATAGAACTATGATATTGACAAATATAATAAAGAGTACTTGGTGCGTCGGCTGCAACAGTCCAAGTCATAGTTCCTGACTGAGTACCATTACCTGTTATACCAGTATTATATTGATTACCAGTTCCAGTAGTTTGAGAAGTCTTAATCCAGAAAGGATGTCCACTTGCACTTACAGTAAAAGTATAACTAAATCCTCTTATTAACTTTATTGTTGGATTATTACATACACTATCGACACAGTAAGAACCAGATCCACTGTTTGTTATGTTAAAAGTTCTATCTCCTCTGATACCTTTTTGACCTTTTACACCTTTCTCCCCTTTTTGCCCCTTCTGACCCTTCTGTCCTTTTTCACCTTTATCATTTAGTTCACCTTTCTGACCCTTTTGTGCTTCTCCTTTCTGTCCTTTTACAGATTCACCTTTCTGACCCTTATTACCTTTTTCTCCTTTTTGTCCTTTAACCTGACTAGGTTCACCCTTATCACCTTTAACTTCCTGACCTTTCTGTCCCTTTTCTCCTACCTCACCTTTTTGTCCTTTAAATTCACCCTTCTGTCCTTTTTGCCCCTTTTGACCCTTATTACCTTTTTCCTCTACATCACCAATTTGACCCTTCTGACCCTTCTGACCTTTTTCGCCCTTCTGACCCTTTTGTCCTTTTTCACCTTTCTGTCCCTTTTCACCCTTATTACCTTTTCCTAGTATCTCACCTTTACCACCTTTATTACCCTTCTCTCCTTTTTGACCTTTCTGACCCTTTTCACCTTTCTGACCCTTTTCACCCTTCTCGCCTTTTTGGCCCTTTTCTCCCTTAGCACCTTTAGCATTAACATATCCTTCCTGACCTTTCTGACCTTTCTGCCCCTTCTGTCCTTTAGTACCTTTTTGACCTTTTTGACCTTTTTCTCCCTTTTCTCCTTTTTCTCCCTTGTTACCTTTTTCGTCTACCGCACCTTTTTCACCAACTTCACCCTTCTGACCTTTGGATCCTTTCTGTCCTTTCTGACCCTTAGTTCCTTTCTGACCCTTTTCTCCTTTATTACCTTTTTCAGTTACATCACCAATTTGTCCTTTTTGTCCTTTTTGTCCTTTTTCACCCTTTTGTCCTTTTTCACCTTTTTCTCCCTTTTCACCCTTATTACCTTTCTCTTCTACATCACCTTTCTGACCCTTCTGACCCTTCTGACCTTTAGTACCTACTTCACCTTTATCACCTTTTACAAAATCACCTTTCTGACCCTTTTGACCTGGTTCTCCTTTTTGTCCAGTTAAACCTACTTCTCCTTTATTACCCTTGTTACCAAGTTCACCCTTCTGACCCTTCTCTCCACTAACAGCTTCAATCCATTGTCCATCCTTATAAATTTTCATCCTCTCAACATCACTTTCCCACCATAACTCACCTTCAAGTGGTCCTGTTGGTGCATTATCTGATATGGTAGTAGGTATAACTGTTATTGTCGCAGCAATACCTGGATGACCTGAAGGATTCTGAACATCAACAAAAGCAGTTACAGAAGCTCCCTTAAAATCTAGTTCGGTTATACTTTTAGCAACACCTACAAGAACACTTTCATCATAAATGCTGATAGATCCTTCTTGGAAACCACCACCAGTGGGAATCCAATATCTTCTACCTGGATCACCATCAACAGATATTAATTGATATTTCTGTCCTGTAGGTGGATTATTATTTTCGGGATGATATAAAGGATCACCTAAATTAGGTTCAGCTTCACCCAATCCAAGATACTTATACCTATCACCTTTTAATCTATCTTGTGGGGTTTTTTTAACCCTTCCGCTAATATATTTGTTAGACATTACTATTTTCTAACACACTTGCGATAAATTCCATCTGTAATGGAGCAGCATAACCACCAGCATTAGTACTACCAACATTAACTCTAATAGATTTATTGGTAGAAGCAACTGCCATAGGTAAAGTAGTTCCATCCCCTGCAGGATCTGATTCTCTTGGATAAGAATGCTCACTATAATGATTATCCATAGAACAGGTAAAGAACATTGTATTATCTAATATCTTTACCGTATTACTATTCGTGAGAGTGTTAGGACCTATCTCTAATACTAATTCTCCACTAGTAGGATTATATTCAGCATTCCAACATGGGAATTTTGTACCATTAGCATGTCCACTACCACTACCATCAACAACTTCTACAGTTTCTGGTCTTGCTCTTACAAATTTATGTACTGCTGGTTGATAATTATGTATATTTCCTGAAGATCTACCAACTTCTACAGAAAAACTAGTACTAGTAGGAACAGTGTCTACAATATATGACTGTTGTGGATCAGGAAATATATTTGTAGTTATCCCAGTATAAGTATTTTCAATTGAATTCGCAACACCACTACCACTTACGAATGTATGAGCAGTTTGGTTAGTAGAAGGTATAGTTTCAAGAACCTGAACTGTAATAGTAGTTGAAGTAATTGCCTGAATAATCAAAGATTTACCACTAGCAGGGTCTGTTGATCTTGGATAACTCTTATTACCAGAACCATGAGTACAAGTAAATTGCATTGCATCATCAGAAATCTTAACACTCTGCCCAACTTTAAGTGGATGAGCACCAATATCTAATACAAGAAGACCAGTAGTAGGATCATATGTTGTTGCATTACCAGGAGTTGCTTTATATCCACAATCAAAATATATACCAGCTAAAGTAATTTTTTCAGTAGCAGAAAATCCATGATCTGCCATTGTAGTAACAGTCGCTATTCCTGTTGGTTCATCATAAACAACATTACTAATAGTTGTAACACCAACCTGAGTTCCTTGAAGATATACTGAATCAACTACTAATGGAGTCTTTTCTAATACTATTCTACCATCCACCAATATTAAAGCATCATTTGGTGGTATCTCTGCTTCTTTTATTACCCGTACATCTCTAGTATTTCCCGTACTTCTCTGCTCTCTTCTCTGAAAAAATGTAACTGTTGGATATGTATCTCCTATTGCAACATTAGATACTTGTGCATACAATAACAAAGAAGAAGTTCCAGTAGGAACCTCATAAAGTTTCTGCACTCCTGGTGCTACAGGAACAGCAATATTAAGAAATTTATTTACTGGTGCTATTGCCATATTATCTCAACGCTAATATTAATGGAGTTAATTGTGCTTGGATTGCTCTGTTAAAGTCTCTTCCACGAATAGTTGAAGTTGTCTGATCAATCGTCAAACCATCACCGATTCTAAAATTACCCTTCTGATCCGTGCTTGTAAATGGAACTTGACCTCCATTAATAGCAATGACCTCATTTTCAGGTATTGGTTTTCCACCCTGGAAGGGGTTGGCTTTATTTATATCTGTACCAGCACCGATATACTCAAACGAATGTGAACTGGTTATAATCCTACTCAACCTAACCAGTTCCATCTTAGTTCCACTTGGAATAGCATATGGAATAAATTCATTAAAGGTAACTGTAGTTATTCCAGCATAAATTCCTGTAGTAGCATTATCTGTTGCCTTATCAACTGTATATAATATTGGATCCATATCTGCTACTAATTGTGCAGCTCCACTTCCAGAAATATTCAATGTAACATTTTGAGTAGGTAAGAAGTTTCTACCACTAGCAATAACATCAACAGAAGTAATAGTTCCAGCAGCACTTACATTTGGAGAAAACTCAGCAAAAATTGCTTCTGGTCCTTGAGGTAAAGTAGCAGTAATAATTGGAGGTGCAGAAGCACTATAGTCTCCAGGATTACCACCATCAACAACAGTAACTCCCCTTATTAATTGCATGGGTTCTGTTATTGAATCTGTAGAAATACTATCTGGATAGTCATTCATATCTAAATGGAAATATGCTGCCTGTCCGTCAAAAGGTGTTCTATATCTCCTATTAGGAGTATTAAAATCTTGACAATCACTTACAATAACAACATCTGATTCACCATTTACTGCAGTATTTGTAGTTGCATCAAATTCAACAGCACCTACACCATCAGCAACTAATCCATAATTACCAAATGATGAGTTAGAGTTAGTTAAATCACACTGACCACCAGAAGTACAACCAATTGCTATATCACAACCAATTGTAAATATTGAAACTAACTGAGCATAAGCATTGTGAGAGATAGAAACACCGATACCTGCTTCATTATATTGAGTAAATGCATCACATACCATACTCTTTAAGTCTTGCCCTAAATCATTGGTTCCTGTAAATGAAGCATCAACATGATGTCCATTTATTCTCATACCTATACTACCCGTCATAAAGTTAGTACAGTTTCTAATATATGGACTTCTGTATCTACCATTTGGACCTTCATTAGCAGGACCAACAGCAGTATAACCAGTTACAGCACCAAATGATAAACCTTCAGTAATGTATTCTGTTGTTGGTGGGAATGCAATAGCAGCACAATCTGGATGATCTTGTAATACAGAGGTTCCTGCAAAGTTAAGATTCTCGATTAAACATCCATTTCTAACATGAATCACATCTCTATTAGGATTATTGGGAACAATAGTTACTAGTCTAATATCTTCTCCAGTAATAGTAACTTTATTTCTTAATCCAATTGGATTATTTTCTTCATAAACACCAGAACGAACCTTAATTGTATCTCCTTCTTGTGCTATTGCTGCTGCAGCACCAATTGTTCTTTTTGCATCTCCTTCTAATAATCCACTATTATTATCATCACCATCTCTAGTAACATAGATTATATTAGTTGTTTCTACACCAGATGGTCTCCAAGAAACACCAACACCAGAAGCAGATAATCTATAATCATTTTTAGCACGAGTGGCATCATGTCCATCATCATCAAATAAATCAATTATTCTATTCTCTAGTTCTAATGTACCAACAAGCTTTGTATTACTACCTACATTTAAGTTCTTCTCAATACCAACACCACCTTCTACGGTAAGAGCACCAGTATCTTTATTTGTAGATTGTGTTGTACCAAAAATCTTCTCATCACCACAAACATTTAGATTACCTGCAATACCAACACCACCCTTAACAATTAAAGCACCAGTATTACAATCAGTAGATTGTAATGTAGAGTCAATTATTTGTGATCCACAAACATTTAGATTTTTAGCAATACCTACACCACCCAAAACAACTAAAGCACCAGTATTGCAACTAGTAGAATCTACAGTTGATTGAACTTTTGCATTAGCTCCAATAATAACACTCTTAACAATAGCAAGACCACCATCAATTTGTACAGAAGCATTTGTAGTACTTGATGCATCTGTTGCATCATTAAATGTTGTCTTACCATCTACATCAAGAGTAGCATTTAATGTAGTAGCACCATCAACATCTAACGCAGAATTTAAGAATGTATCACCATCTACTTCTAACTCAGAATCAAATTTAACATTACCAGTTACATGAGCTTCACCAGTTACATCTAATTCTTTCTGTGGGTTATTATTAAGAATACCAACCTTAGACATCCTGTAAATAGGAGAATCTGAAGGTGAAGGTGATACCTCACTGGTATGACCCCATAAATCTTGAGAAAATATCCTTGCAATTGTTGTTGGGTTAGCAGGATCAGGAATAGGAATAATAGTATCAGTTCCTAAACCTAAACTATTCTTTTGTCTAAAATTAAGAGTCTGGAATAACTGTGCAGTACCATTAGTCGGTAAATATACGCTCTCATCTTGAACATATATTCCATCTAAATCTACAGGAGATGCTTGTACCCATCTAATTCCAGTACCATCTCGATTTAGATAATATCCATTAGCACCTGGTGAATCACCAGAATCATAAATGTTTCTAGAAATACGAACACTACCATCTACATCAAGTTTTAACTTTCCTTGTGTAGATTCATTAAACAAAGCATTACCTTCTGCCCAATCTCCAGCTGCTCTAGTTGTTCCAATACCAACTGTACCCATACCAGATACCACGAAGGTAGGTTGAGATGGTTGATTATTATATTCACTAAATCCTATCTGGAAAGTATCTACAGGAGTTGTAGTTCCAATTCCAACCCTAGTAGTTTCAACACCAACTACTCCAGTTGACGCACCAGTAATATCAAAACCATGTGTTATTGTTGAAACTGCAAATGTATTGGTATACTGATCACCTATCTGGAACTTAGCATCAGGATTTGTAGTTCCAATACCAACTTTACACGGGTCTACTAAAATAGTTAAACATCGATTTCCAACTTGGAAAGCACCGTCAGGTTGCGTGGTTCCTATACCAACATTACCGTCATCAGCAACAATAAACGCACTCTCAAATTCCTCACTAGTAGTACCATACCAAGTTCCACCAATACCTATTTGGAATCTTCCGTCTGGTTGAGATGTTCCAATACCTACTCTACCAGGAAACTGTCCATCATCTTCATATTTTTCAGATGATATAGCAGTAAATACAGTACCACCAGTACCTACATTAAATCTATGTTTTACTGTTAGATAATCACTGTATAGTTCAGCATCAATAAAAACATCACCATAAAAAGTAGAAACACCAGTAACTCTAAGATTCTCTACTTGGAAATCATTAACATCTTGAACTGCTGCTGCTCCAACTAGATCAGCATATAATTTCCCATAAACATGTACATCATTATAAAATTCAGATACATTACTTACTTTATAATTACCTAATCCCCCAAAATTATCTGACTCTGGCATTTCTAAAATCCTCCAAAGTTAGACATTGCATCACTAAGACCACTTGCAGCATCTTTAAGACCACTCTTTAATGCATCAGTATCAATAGATTCTGCCATACCTTTCATTTCTGAAGCAACTTCCTTAAATTTACCCCCAGTAAATGATGCTGCTAACTCTGGTCCACCAATTTCTGTTCCATCAAAACACCAACCACCAAAAGTTACATCTCTTGGAGCCAAATTACCAGTTAAAGCATCACAGTTAGCAATATTACTTTCAAGTCTAATTTCATTACCAGCATTCAATTTAATATTCTTTCCAGCATCTAAGACAATATCTTCATCTGCATCAATTATAAGATTCTTTGCGGTAAGTTTAATTTGACCATTTCCCATTGCTGTGATATTAACATCACCTGTCATTCCAGTTATAACAATATTACAACCACCATCTTCCTTAGTTCCACCAGTAATTTCAATACTACCATCATTTTCAATATGAAATATTCCACCATAATTCATACCAACACTACTGGTATAAGAATCACCACCATATCCAAGTATATCATACACCACAGATCCGTTATAACCCATCTGTGGATTTCCAGTATCTACCCTAAAATGAGGTCCAAAATTAATAAATTCTCGTCCCTGCCAATTTTGATTAGTAATAGGTCTTTCTGAATCAGACATTAATTAATACCTTACCTTCTTATTTATTTCAACTAACACAATCAATAACTTGCTTAACTTCTCCCTGATAATTATCAGGTCTAGTCTTAATTATTGGTTTTAATATTGCACCATGCCCAGTTCTAGTGTCAATATTAAGTTCTGGTAGTTCCTTAAGAGGATTAACATTAACTTTTGTACTATCTGGAACTGTTACATTCACAATTCTACCATCCACATCAACGTAAATTTTATATTCATTACCATCATTATCAGTAACTTTATCATCAGGATCATAATCTTCGCCTGGATTAATAGGTATTACCCTATCAATAATAAGGTCCTCATCATCTATATCTTCAGGAACTGGATAATTTTCACCCTCAGATACAACATATATTTCAGTTACTTGCTGATAAGTAGGTGAATCTGGATCATAATCAACAACTGCTCTTCCAATTGCACCTCTTCCTTTCTTACAAGTATCAGTTATTTCAACAAATGGTGGACTATTATACCCAGAACCACCACTAACTAAATCAACACCAATTATACTTCCTACTGCAGTATTGCCCTCACCAACAATAGCACCAACAATTGCTTTACCAATAGCACCTTTACCTCTACTACCAAAAATATTAACCTTCAATCCAGCACATTTTAATGGTGGACCTGAATAACATTTACCAAGAGAACTCTTAAATCCAGGCTTACTTACGCTAGGATTCATAAAATCAAATAAACCTAATGATGCTGGTCCAGCAGCAACACTAAGATCTTGAACACCTTGAACCAATTTAGAAGTTAATTTATCAGCAGTATTAGCAGCATCTAAAATAGTATCAACTGAAACACCAATTGCACTCTTAGGACCTTTACCAAGTACCCATTCTTTAACATTCTCATCAACATTTACAGAAGGAAGTTCACAATCTAATGCATTAGCAATACCCATTAACCCTTCTGCCTTAGATCTAAGAAAATCACCTATATTAAAACCACCAACCTTACTAAGCATATCTCCTAAATTTCCACCAAGAAGTGGTCCTATTGCCTTAGTCAATCCCCCAATAATATGATTCATTAAACCACCCATGAATTGTTCACCAATACAAGACACAAAGTTCTGAACATTATTTAATATTCCATCAAGCATACCCTTTATAGAATCTCCAATACCACCAATTACATTACCTATAGCACAAGGTAAAAATTGCTGCACCGCTTGAATTGGTCCCATCATAGCAGCCTGTGCCATTGCACCAGCTTTTTTAGCAACCTTACGACTCTTAGTAGCAGCAAACACAGTTGCAAATGTAGTATTATATAATGCCTTTAATCCACCATTTATTTGTGGAGCCATACCTTTATAAAGGCTATTAGTCATATTTCCAACAAGACCAGACGCTAATCCAGCAATTTTTTCAGTCTTTTCAGACAGTAACTTATTCAACTTACCTTTCACTGATCCAACAGCATCAGACACATTAGCAAGACTTCCCTTTAGATCTTGAACCCTACTAACCATCCCTTCAACTTCAGATTCTATTTTACTGATAGCTGCACTAGGACTATTACTACCAAAAACAACAGTTTGACCTTCTGCTTGATTAGCAGCTCTTTCATCCTTTCCTATCTTTTTAGCATCACTTGCTGATACATGTCTTGGTGATTTTTGAGATTGTGAATTTTCCTCATTAGTTTCATTCTTAACAAAAAACGTACCATCATTTTTTACTTTTCCAGTATATCCTGTAAAAGGTACGAACGGAGAAGAATATTTATCAGTAGCACCATACATTGTATTGCCAAATACACCTACAATTACTGGTATTTGTGCATCATCACCATCTAAGAAAAATCCAAATACATTATCACCTGGAGATACAGAAACACTTGTTGCTTTATTTCCTTTACCAGATCCAGCAGTAGGTGGTAATAAAATTTGTGCCCAAGGAAGATCACTATCAGGTAAATCTACAAGACTGGGTGGATGATAACCCATAATACGAACTTTACGTCTATTACCCCATCCAGCACCATTTATTTGTAGACCCTGAGCTTTCTCTGGTGCTATTTGTCCTATCCACCAGAGGAAATTATCTCTTCCTACAAAATTACTTTTTAGAATAGATTGTTCTATTGTCATTTTTGCCCAAATGTATCTTTAATTAGTACTAATGCGGTGTAAGAACCCGTAGAATCAAAATGATGACATAATTCCTTAATCATATATAGACCAGTTTGTTCAGAATCAGTAGTTTTTTTCTCTGTAATATCAATTCTTGGAAACTGACATTCAATGACATCACCTGCATGTAAAGCAGTATTTGATGCAACAGTCATTGAAACCGTTTGAGTAAAAATTGTATTATACCTCATCATAGATTGTGATTGGATTTTAGCAGGATCTGCATTTTTATCAATTGAAACACCTCTTTCCAGTGTACCAATATCTAAAACACCAGTTATATTTCTAGTTGGTAAATCACCCAAAGTTTTACCAGAATTATCACTAATTTTAGGTAGAACAATCTCCTTACCCATAGTTTCAGCTTTTCCTTTATAGTCTGCTAACTTAAATAAACCTTTTTGAGGATTAGTATATGAAAAATCTAATGGATTAAAGAATGTTCTATTACTACAGAAAGCACCTCTCTGTAAACTTTCAAGAAGATTCTGATTCCTATTAGTAGTATATTTTAATATCTTAAAATCTTCATCAGGTGCTTTATCAACTCTAACTTCACTGTATACATATTTCTCTGGAAATACATCTGAAGAAATTAATCCATCAATAGAATTATAATTATAACCTCTTTGAGTCTCAAAGAAAAAGAATCCTGCTGTCGCATCATTAGATTTTGACACAGGTACAGATTTTGATGCCAACCATGTCAATATTGTGAATGGTTTTCTCAAATTACCCATAAACGCATACTTATTTTGGGTTTCGTCTATAAAAAGCTTTTTATTTGTCTGTAAATATTCTTCAATAATTTTTTTAACAGATTCAGAGATCTTCAATGAACTTGGATATCTTTTAGGAACTCTTGCAGTTTCATTTGTTATTGCTTCACGAGAAACTAAATTTAGAGTAAAAGTCTCAAATTCCGTAGACGACAACACATTTGTAATTGAACCAACAATTAATGGATTGTCAAGAAAATCTAAACCTGGATTATGATTACAATTTCCCTTTACCTTTAATGATACTCTCTCACCACCCCTTAAAGGTAAACCATTATATATTGAAGTTAATTTACCATCTGCTCCTTCTATAACATTACCAGTATTAACTACAGTTATTTTACATGTAATAGTTGGTGATAGAACATCTTCATAATAATCTATTGCAATTGCACCAGCAGAAATATCAACGGTTCTCTCACCGTCTGCAGATTCGATTACAATCTCTTCATATTGGGATTTATCTATTGCTGACATTTAAGTATATGCGTATGCTATTGATTGAACTTTAGCTATTGTTTCCTTACTATTATTTACACTAGCTACCATTGGCATTGGAGAAGTACCGCCTCCACCTGATGGCATTACTCCACCAGATTGCCCACCAGTTGGAACTGATACGACAATTGGAGTCTTTTTCTTCTTAAAAGGTTCCTGTACCTTTATATTTTTTTCTCTCTTTATGAGATTAAAATCATTTCCTTTTCCATCAAGATCAGTTAATCCACCAGTCATCCAATCAGCAGCAGACCTCCAACCAAGGAATCCACGATTTCCCTCATCTTTCTTCTTTTTAATTGCTGCTAATTCTTTCTCATAAGCTTTTTGTTCTTCGTTTTGAGCATCTATTCTATCCTTAAAGTAAGAATTTGGTACAATTGTTCCTGGTTTATCAGCAACAAACAACTCTGGACCTTTTTCACCAACAATACTTGTTTTACCAACTTCAGGACGACCACCATCAGCAAACATATCTAAAGGAGGATCCTTTTCTATTGCCTCACTTTCTCCTTTATACCATTTTTCCCATGCAGGATTTTTCTTACCATTAATCATATATGGTGGTTCACCATCACCACCACCATCTTTATTTTTAACCTCTTGCAATTGATCTGATTTAACATCAGGAATATCACCTGTTGTACTTTCACCCTGAATTAAATCCTCTTCATTATTTTGATCTTTAGTTTTTTCTTTATCTGTTTCTTGTGTCTGTTCATCCTCACCAGTGGTACTATTATCTCTACTACGATACTTCTGCATCCATGCTTCACTACCAAATTCTGGTTCTTCGTTTTCATCTGCTTGATATTCTTCTTGGTCTACATTAGTATGCCCAGATCTACCATGTTGTCCACCAAATAGATTTCCTCTTTTATCAAAATCCCATATACCAAAGGTCATAAAATCTGCAAACCCTGCAAAGTTTCTTTTAGCTCCTTCAGGTTTCTTTTCCTTCTCTTTACCTACTTCATCAACTTCATTCCAACTACTAAATCCATAACTTGAGGGATCCCCTAAAGTTCTAAATGCACCACCAATTTCACGATCAACTAAATTAAGTCCACCATCAATATCTTCCATTCCCTTTCTTATTTCCTTCTCTTGAGGAGAAAAATCAAAAGGAGTTATTTGTTCCAGAACATTAGTTAAACCTTGTCCTATACCTATAACAAAATTAAGTGGAACATTAATAGCTTCAGTGAAGAAAGTAACAGCAGTCTGTATAGTTTTAATTAATGTAGAAATACCTTTTATTAATCTAGGAAGATAACGAATCATCCATCCCAATAATAAAATACCAAAAACATCTAATATTCTACCTAAAAACCCTTTGGTACTGCTACTCATTACTTTACCTTGAGTCTTCATTGCACCGCCTACACCAGCTGCCTCTATTTCATTTTCTTTCTCTCTTTTAAGTACTGCCTGTCTCCTTCTCCTAAACCAAGATGCTTCATCTACTAAAACTCTTCTCTGAACTTTATTGTCATCACTGGTTGATTTAGCAATATTTTGAGATATCTTTCTAGATCTAGAAAGTGCTTTAACGAAAACATTAGCACCCTTACTTATAACCCCTATATTCATAGAGGATTTAAGTAATGCACTTCTAACTTTTTGGGTATTTGCTGCCATTTAACTATGCTACCGCCGCAGATATATTAAATTCTCTAAATGCATAATATGGATAATTATTAGATTGATTATTTGATGCAATATTAGGTGTACTGCCATTACCACCACTACCACTATTAGTAGCAGATGCTTGTTGCCCTCCATTACCACCACCAACTGGTGCAGTAATAACAGGTGGTGCTTCTTCATCTACAGAACCTAGATTCTGTGAGTCAAATTTTCTTTCTGGTTTAGGATTAATAAGATTAAAATCACTTCCTTTTTTATCAAGATCAAGTAATCCACCTGACATCCAATCAAGAGAAGATCTCCAACCAAGGAATCCACGATTTCCTTTCTCTTCTGGTATCTCACTCATCATCGCAGGTGAAATGTTTTCTGCACCACCTTGCGATTCTAATATAGCTCTTTGCTCCTCTGTTAGATTTCTATTTCTCTCACTTGCCCAATTTGCATCGCCAAATTTAGATCCCGTTTCCTCAACCTTTTGCGTTTGGTCGCCTTCTGGTTTTTCCCATATATTAATCATATCAGCTAACTGATATCCAGTCATCCAACCAAATACACCACCACCAATATCTGCTAGAATTTTTAATTTATTAGGTAAAACTTTTCTTAATGCCTTGGTAGTAAGCATAGATCCAGTAATACCACCAGCAGTATCTTTTGCAGATTCTCTTGGATCTTTACCCCTAATAACATCAGCAGTCCATTGAAGACCAGCAGCTAACCAAGGAAATCTAGGTCCTTTTTTAGGAGTAACACCACCAGTTTGACCTCCTGAACCTCCTTGAGGAATATTCTGCTTATTCTTATTAGTTAAACTTTGAGTAAGAGCACCTGCTCCACCACCAAACATCTTTGTTAATCCTGGTACACCAGCTTTTGCTAATGCTCCACCAAATAATCTTCCAATTAAACCTATCAATGACTTAATAGGTTTCCATATCATCTTGCTCAGACCAAATCTGAGGACTTTCATCCCTATTCTGGTAAGAGTTCCAACTACTACACCTAATCCACCTTGTATTAAGAAAAGTGCCCCACCAACAAAAGCAAGATTTCCTAATAGTTTAGATTTTATTTGATCTAGTTTTTCTTTATTTCCGTCAGACTGTGCCTTGAAAAAATCAAGGAACCTCATAGTTATCCAACCACTCAAAAGAATGGTAAAGAAGTTCTGCAGTCTTGATAAACCAAACTGAACCTTTGCACCAATTTTATTAATTGGTTTCATCAAAGCATTCTGTATTTTTCTTTCTATCTCACCTTCTTTTCCTTCTCTAAGTCTTAATCTTGTTAATTGTCTCTGCCTTTGATTCTCTGCTTCTGCTTGCTGTCTCTCTATATTCGATTTAGTTGTTAAATTCTGTTGTATTATTGTTAATGATTGATTTAATGAAGCAATTTGAGCACCAACAGAATTAAATTGATTACCTAACTGTGATAAAGCTGCACTATTTCTTTGTATTAGACTAGTAGTTACTGGATCTGGTTCTGCAGGCTGAACTGCCCTTGCATTAAGAGTAAAAGCACTAGGAGAAACACTTCTTCTAATACCCTGTAAACCTCCTGTTATTGCTGATCCTACTGCCATTAACTCATTCCTGCTTCTTGTTGTTGTTTCAGATTCTCCTCTTCAATATATTGTTGTAAAAGTGAAAGATAAATTTCTCTTTCCCAAGGTATCATATTTTCTAGCTCTGTTAAACTATATTTATGGTGCTGTATCAGAGCAAAATTTACCTTATAGTATGACTCAAGATCTTCATGAGCCATACTTACTCGAAAAAACTCTGTAATCCCTCCAATACAACTTCACTTTCAACTTTAGTATTAGGATTTGTTACCATTACTTTATGTTGTAACTTAGGCATAGTCTCAAAGAAATGTTCAATTTCCTTAAATTGTTTTGAGTTTAATTGCTCAACAAAATCTGACAATTCCTTAGTAGTACAGTCACTAGATGCCCAAGATTCTTCTTCAGAATAAACTTGATCTATACAACTTGCAATTAACTTAAAGGTATCATCAACACTAACACCCTCTATAGATCCAAAATTAGTTTTAATAAATTCCTCCATTGAAGGATACTTCATCAATAATGTATAATTATCATCTAATTTAATCATATTAGAATGTTCTGGATCATGAATAACTTTAATTTCATCCAAATTAATTGTTGACGGAACTTTAGTTTCTCCATCATCAGGACAAGTAATAGTTACTTCAACTTCCTCACCAACAGATTTACCTCTAATATTAAGGAACAAATATTCAATATCAAATGTTGCAAGATTTTCTACTTTCACTCCTCTAGTCGTAATGCAAGATGATATTACATCTTTAACTGCATTAGCAATCTGTTTATTGTTCTGACTCTCCATAGCTAAAATAAGAATTTTTTCTTCTTTAACTAAAAAGGGTCTAAACTTAACTTTCTTTTTTGTAGATGGTATAACCAGCTCATAAGAAGGAGTCGAAATTTTTGGTAAAGGCATAATAATCTCAGTTCAGTGTCTCTATTTAGATTAGATATTTTTGTTAAACCAACCACCATCATTATCATAAGTTTTTAGATTTTGAGCATAAGACATCAACTCTTTATTACCTGGTGCATTGGCATTAATTAATTCGGTAAAAGTACCAGGTTTGGTTAAACCTAGATCTGCATCGCTAGTCTTCCAAGTAGATCTATTTTTGTCAAGATAAGCAGATTTAGTCGTAGACATATTGTTACGATCCACTCCCCTTTCTTTATCCCATGTTTTTGTTTTTCCACAAATATACCGATCATAATGAAATGCAGCAGTTGCTTTCAATACTTGTGAGTTTTGATATGCAACTCTTACAGAAGTAAGATCTAAAGGATATAAACCACGAAATTCATATTCAATACTCTGTCTATAATTTTTCTCAAACTTTGTAACAGTTGTAGTATTTGATTTATATGAATTTGGATAATTCATTCTAAAATGATAAGCATCTCTGGTGCTATCCGCTTCGGATCCACCAGAAATATATTCCATCCAATGCTCTAAAAATTTTAATGATTTATATTCATTATCAACATAGAATTCTAGTTGCATCTGAATAAATGTTTTGGTATGTGGTACTTTTTCAATAACACCTTGGTATTCACCTATTGCATTAGTAGTTGCAAAACTAGATCCAGGTAAAACTGCAGCACTACAAAGTAAACCAATTTCACGAAGATCAAATCTATCGTCAACGCCCTTTCTTCTTAAGTAGTCTCTTATCCCACCACCAGGTAATCCAAAGTTAACTAGGTAATGAGAACTCTGTGCAACATTCTGAAATGTTGGAAGAATTTGTGATATCTTCTTTGGTATTGGAGTCGGCACTCTAAATAGTCTTATTACATTATTTCTATTTAGATGGCTTATAAAGGAAAATATCGACCATCTCACCCTAAAAAGTATAAAGGTGATCCGACAGAGATAGTTTTTAGATCATTATGGGAACGAAAGTTCATGGTTTACTGTGATAATAATCAAAATGTCTTAGAATGGGCAAGTGAAGAAATAGCATTACCATACAAATCTCCTGTAGATAATAAATTCCATAGATATTTTCCAGATTTTTATATGAAAGTTAAAGAAAATAATGGGACAATAAAAAAATATATCATAGAAGTAAAACCATTAAAACAATGTAGTCCACCCAAAAAACCAAAAAGACAAACAAAAGGTTATTTGTATGAGGCATATGAATATGCAAAAAATCAAGCAAAATGGCAAGCAGCAACATCCTTTTGTAAAGATCGTCAATGGGAATTTAAGGTGATTACAGAGAAAGAATTGGGAATTAAATAATGGCAAGAAGAGAATCGTTTCTAGTAAGTCAAAAAAGAAAACTCAAAGAATCAAGAGAAGAAAGAAATAGAGTATCTCACATACTTAATGAATTAGTTGGAACTGAGAGTGCAGATGATTTAATGATGAAAATAATAGAATCATTATCAGAAGGTGGAAAAACTCCACAAGAAGGAAAGTTTTATGTGTTCTTCTATAGAGCTAAAACACCCAATCTAAGATATGATATGCATCCAATGGTTGCAGTTACTGATGTTTATGAGAAAGGATTTCGTGGTGTTAATTACCATTGGAATACATATCGTCAATATACTTGGAATGAAGTAATTGGTGGTCTTTATGAAATAACCTTTTCAGAATTAACCGATCTAGATGGTATACCTTTTGCTAAATTCCTCTATTCGTAGTAGAATAGGGTTAATACCAGAACTTGAATCAATGCACGGTCTAGAAATATATCATAATATTTTATCGAAAGAATCATGTGAGAAAATTATTGATCTTTTTGATAATGATGATAAACGTGAAGCAGGATCAACTGGAAGAAATAAAGTATCTGAACAGAAAAGATCTACAGATATCCACTGCAATTTTGCAAATCCAAAAACTAAAGTTTATAATGATATATTAATGCCATCCGTAATCGAGTTATCAAAAAGAATCAAAAAAACTTACAAATTCTTAGATAAACAATGTGATTATTGGCATATGGATAATTGGTATAATATACAAAAGTATGAAGATGGTCAAGGATATTTTGCTACTCATTGTGAACAATCAAGTAGTTATCCAAATAGAATGATGGCATGGATGATCTACTTAAATGATGCAGAATGTGGAACTGAATTTCCATATCAAAAAACTACAGTAAATGCAGAACAAGGAAAGGGTGTTATATGGTCCGCAGGATGGACTCATCCACATAAAGGTGTAACACCTAACATAGGAAAAAAATATATTGCAACTGGATGGGCAGTATTCTATAAACCACAAAAAAAGATATAAATAGCTGGATACTACTAGAATAGGTCGATAATGGGGATCAAACGTTGGATTGGTGGAACAGCAGATTTCGTTACTGGTAATAGATGGGACTTTGATAAAAGAAATGAAACAGAAGTAACTGCTGTTACGCAAGACACTCCTAGTGGTACTGGAGCAGATACAGCACAAACAGATTTAGCAACACAAGTTGGAAATTTAAGAAAAGCTGGATATGGTGGAAATTTATCTGACAAATATTATTCATACCCATTAAAAAGAAGTACTGACGGAACAGAAGATAGTTTACTCATTCAAGCAGTTAAATATGTTCCACCTGACGACACAGAAGCAATGTCTGCATGGGTTGGTGGAAAAAGAGATGATGGAACTGCTGGAGGATTATCAAAAGGTGAAGACTCATTAGAATCACAATTAGAAAAAAGTAATAAAGTCAAACTAGATTTTTCAATGGGAAAATCTTTAGACTGGAGATACAGAGCAGGGATTAAAAATCTTGCTATGTACACTAAATTTTTCGTAGAATTACCAATACCACAAAAAATAAGTGATACTACTTCTGTGACTTGGGGTGAAAGCAATATGAATTTATTCACCCTAGCTGGTTTAGATATTGCTGGAAGGGCAGTTGAAGAAGAAAATTATGGTGCTGGTCTAGATGTAATAAACCAAATGATTACTCGTGGTGTTGATCTTAAATCAATGGGTCTTGAAGGTAGTGACAAAGTAGTAAATGCAGTTAAAGCAGCAATAGGTGGACTAGCAGTTAACCAATTTGGTGCTAACGTAACTACTAATAGTGTAATGTCAAGAGCTTCAGGTCAAATTCTGAACTCAAATAAAGAAATGTTATTTGATGGTGTAAACCTAAGATCATTTGCATTTGATGTAACATTTACACCTAGAGAAAAGGATGAAGCTGATCTAGTAATGAAAATTATTAGAAATCTAAAAATATCAATGGCTGCTAAAGCTGGTGGTGGTTATAATGGGGGTGCTGGATCTAAAAATGCAGGTGCATTCTTAGGAGCACCTGATATATTCTTATTAAAATATATGCATAAAGGTGAACCCCATCCATTCTTACATTCATTCAAGCCATGTGCATTAGCACAAATGTCAGTTGATTATACTGGTGGTGGTAACTGGGCATCATACCATGATGGAACTCCTATACAGACTAGATTGCAAATGCAATTTAAGGAGACTAACCCAATATATGCAGAAGATTACGAACAAGTAGCAGGAGTTGGATACTAATGGGATATTTTAGAGAACTACCAAATATAAATTATCCTTCACCATTAAATGTAAAAAATTCTTCTGGTGATTTTGTTATTATAAAAAATATATTCAGAAGCACTAAATTATTAGATTGGTTATCTGCAAATGTAATGTTGTTTAACAAGTCTATAATCTCTGATGGAGCAAGACCTGAAATGGTAGCAGAAGATTATTATGGAGATCCTGATCTTGATTTTATAGTTATTATCAGTGCAGGTATTACAAACATTACAAATCAATGGCCATTATCATCACAAGATCTATGGCAATTTATTGATGAAAAGTATGGAGCAAGCAAAACTGAAGTACATCACTACGAAACTCTTGAAGTAAGAGATGATAAGAATAGATTAATCTTGCCAGCAGGTCAACAGGTTAATGCTAGTATTAATACAACTCATCTTGATTCTTTAATAGATTTTGAGGGTAATACCATCCATACTAAATTTACAATTGATGGTCCTGCAAGATATAAAACAACGAAAGAAAATGTAGGAAAAGTATGGAAAGTTCTTTATAGAAATCAAGTAAATTACGTTCCAGAAAATGTTGAGCATATTAGTCCTTATGTAGCAATTACTAATGAAGAATACGAACAACGGATAAATGAAGATAAAAGAGAAATAGATCTATTACGACCACAGTATGTTCAACAATTTCTAAATGATTTTAGAAGAATAATGAAATATGATAGAAACACTCAATATATAAATGATTATCTAATTAATACTGAAAATAATAAATTTATAAACTAACATAAAAAAGACCCACCCGAAGGTGAGTCTTTCCAGTATTCAGTCTCTCTGTTTAAGAGGCTTGATTTTCATTAGTCTGCAGCTAATTTTGCAAAGTATGACATAGCATCATCATCTTCATCTTCTGTAGCAGAAGATCTTGATACTGATTCTACCGTCTCAACAGGAGCAGATGCTTTAACATCTTCAAACTCTTGCTCTACAGTTTCAGCATCATTACGAACTGGCTTATTGCCAAGAACATTATTCAAACGAGTCTTGAGTTCATCATAAGACTTAAACTGATCGGCAGCAACTAATTCTGCTAAGGAATGCTCCTTCTTCCAGACTGCTTCCATCGCATCGTCATCATCTAGTAAAGCACTAGTAGCAGCGAACTCAGAAGAGTCGTAGTTTCTATAACCAGCAACGTTCTTTGCCTTCAACTTGAAGTTAGCACCTTGCCAGAAATCGAATGGATCAATTGCTTCCTCATCCTCAAACTCAGGCTGCATTGCTGCAGTTAGTTTATCAAAGATCTTCTTACCATACTTGTATAAGAATGTCTTACCTTCGTTTTCAGGATTTGCTGGATCTTTTACAACGTAGATATTGCTGATGTAAGTTAGCTTACGCTTTTGCTTACGAGCAGTATCTTTACCTGCATCTGTTCCATTGTTCCAGAGTTGTGAGTTGTACTCAGATACTGGATCTTT